TCATTTGTCCAAATGACGAGAAACCTGATCTGGACTAGTAATTGCTTGAACTTTCACTTGGTCAATTGTTGGACTAACTATGCCGGTTAGTGTAATGTTTGCTGTTTGGGCTGTATTATGATTGACAACCATCGCTCCTTCATCGCTATTCTGAATACGGCGGAACGTGAGATCATTGCCGTTGACATCTAAGCGCCCACCACGATAACCAAAATAGATATTGTTAGGATCCATTTGATCTGATGAATTGAGGATTACGGTAGGTCTGCCACTCACAATACCTAGCTCTGAAAATGCAGATTTTTTGTTATTTTCATCCGCTTGTTGATTTAATATAACAGTGCCGTCACCAACGCTAACGGAGCCTTTGTTTTCTCCTTTGCCGTTGATAGTTAGTGTCCCTTGTCCGATTTTTGATAATCTGTCACCAGCAGGGTTACTGATTTTCCAGATCACATTTTTATCTTTATCAATATCAACACCGGCTCCTAACCAAGTAATGCCTGCTTTCATACCTTCCACAGTGGTATTACCATGAAAATGGATTGCTCCTGCACCTTGGTTGATATTCTCTGTGAGACTTAGCGTATTGTTTTCACCCAAAATATGGAATGTTTTACCGTGTTGGAGTTGAGGATTCCAAGGGTTATCGCCTGTATTACCATTATGACCTTGAAGTGTTGGTAATGAAGTATCTGCTAAATTAACTGTAAGAGGAGCATTCCCTCCTACGATTGAGCTGGTATTGCCAGAAGGTGTCCAAGTGAGTCTAGCACCATTTGCATTAATAGCGCCTGCATTATTTTCTTTTTCTAAAGCACGTACATAATGTGGGTGGTGATAGTTCCAGTAAGATTTATAAACATCTCCCCCAGGCGTATTATTCTCTGAGAAATAGTCACTATATACACCTAACACAACCCATTTTTTGGTACGAACATCATAACCAAAAAGAGCGGAGCCACTATCGCCAGGTAAACCGAGAGTTGTTAAGGGACCGTAGCCGTGGTCTTTAAATACATCGTTTATGGTATTATTTTCAGTTTTTGCTACTAAAATACGGCTGTTAAAATCGCTGCCTGGAACGCTTGGATCGCCATTAGTAACAGGCAGAACGCTACCTCCTGTCAAAAAAGGACCGTTACCGACTTCAATACGCCCGTTGTTTAAGCGATCTCTTTCGTTGTTAACCACTGCTTGTCTACCAGAACCGGCACGAATAAACATGGGGAAAATAAAAGGGTCGCTAAATACACTATAAAAATCTTGTACATTTTCGGTAGTGCGTTCAATCTCATTAGCTGGAGCGACTTCAGTTACTAATTTCGATAACCTAGGTGCGTGGTAGTCCCAGCGGGGCGTTGGGTTACCTGAACCATCTAAAATCAGTTTTTCTCCTTCGTCATTACGTTCACGTTTTTCTATGCCTTTCCCGAGATCTGTTCTTTCTTTATTTGGATCAGGCATATAGTTATTACGGCGCACCACACTATAATTGTAATGATGGTCGTCGGCTTTTTCGCTAGATGAATCACCAAATTGAATGTCCCGATAGCCTTGGTTGTGGTTTACACTAATAACGTATTGTGGATTAACTAATGTTGCAATCCCTGTTTGACGAGTAATGGAAGAGAAGTCAATCATTGGAATAGACATAGTCTCACCTGTTACTGTTTCAAAAACAGGTAGATCATTAGAGTCTTCATCACCTCCACCATAGAGAAATTCATAACAACCGGGTAAACTTTCATTATCAAAGCATTCAGATAGGCTTACATTCGGCTTAGGTGATATATTTGATTCCACTTCAACCTGCTTAGTTGGTGTAACCTGTAAAAAAGTACCGATGTTTTTGCCCGTTTTATCAATAACTGGAATATTGGTTGCCCCAACAAAAAATTTGCCTTTATTTTCTGCTAAATCACGAAAATATTGATAATCGACATCACCACGTACAATAGATGCCAGTAATGTTGGTGAAAGAGAAATAGCAATTGATGTTGCTAGAAGAGAGAGCTTGAATGTATAAAACCATAAAAACTAAGAAATAAAAACAAATAGGGATTTGGTTGAAATTTCCGAAATTTGGCGGGTCTTGTATTCGGGACAATATCGGGATAAAATGGGATTATCGAAATACTAAGGGAGAAGTAAATGGGGCGAGTTTCATTTTTATCTGATGTACCTGAAGAAGCCATCTATGAATTAAACCAACGCATTATAGAAGCAAACTATGGCGATGCTCAGCGATTGGCGGACTGGTTCAAAGCACAAGGTTACAAAACTTCAAAAACCGCAATGCACCGTTATATAAAGGAATTAAAAGCAATCAATGGGCATAATGGCACATCAGGTTCTCTAAGATTATACGCCAGTCTATCTGCATCAGATAGCAATCTAGATTTGCTTTACAAAGAGCTTGGTCGGTTGGAATACCGCAAGCAAGAGATTTTAAACCGTATTCGGGAAATAACGGAACAGCAACACAATTTAAGGGGCTAATCAGCCCCTTTTTCATTGCCTGAAATTGCGAAAATGCAAAACTGCGAAAAATTTGGTGAAAATGACCGCTTGTACCATTAAAACAACGAAAACGTAAAAATGATTTAAGCGACTTTAAATGGCGTTTAAATTACAGATTTAACCACATTTACTACCTGCCCTACTACTTGCAAGTCTTCAGCATATTCATATCCAATTCTGATTGGTTCATAGTCTTCGTTATCACTAACTAAGAAAACCTCATCAAACCCCCAGCGAATGCGTTTTACCCACATTGTCCCTCTGTGTTGGATAACATAGATCTTACCGTCTTTGATTTCCTGCTTATTTCTATCAATGAGTAATTGATCTCCATCATCAATAGTTGGAGCCATACTATTACCAGAAGCCCAAAATACTACCCCATTATGTTCATTAATTCCCAATCTGTCTAAGGTATCCATAGAATAAGGTACATATGTATCTGGATCACTTATTCCATCATTATAATCACCATAACCTGCCGAGATACTGAGTGAACGAAAACCTGCGATATACCCTACTTTTTGAGCCAATCGCTCTATCAGTTTACTCAACCCTTTAGGGAAAGGGAAACTTTCTTTTTCTTCTTTTACTAATGGTTCAAAACCCAACTGTTTCTGAACTTCTTCAGAAAATGAAGAATAATGGTATTCAAAAGTTTTACCTTTTACACCTTCTCTCTGCCTTTTTTCCCATTGTTCTCGTTCTGCTTTTTTACTAATACCTTTGTCTGTTTTTGGCAACCCTTCACAGTTCCTTTCTAAAAGTTCCGTGATAGAAAACCATTCATTTAAGTTCTTCATAACCTAACCTTATAACGAACTAAATTCTTTTCTATGTTTATTTATGTAACTATTTGATTTGTAAGTAATAAGAAAAGAATTTTAAATTTCTTGAAAAGAACTATTGAGCTCGTTACAAAATTAGTTTATAGTTCGTTTCAAGTTACTTAATCAAGTAAATGATGTTGATTAGTTAAACAATTAACTTTTAAGGATACCACTGAAATGGAAAAAAGTAAAAGAGAAGATATGCACCGTGCTGATATTGTTGCTGCTGTGCGTAAAGCTGGAACGTCCATCTCTGCTTTATCAGTAAAAGCTGGGCTAAAGCCAACCACTCTCAATAACGCATTAGAAAGACGTTATCCAAAAGGCGAGAAGATTATTGCGGAAGCCATAGGAAAAACACCACAGGAAATTTGGCCATCTCGTTATTTATAGAAACTAGAGAGGAACTGGAATGAAAGAATGGTTTTCAATTCAGGAAATTATAGGGTTTAAAGGTTTGCCTAGTTCAGATCGGGGAATTATGAAAAAAGCCGAGCGAGAACAATGGCAAAAAAGGCAAAAAGACGGGGTAAAAGGCAAAGCCTACGAATACCACCTCCACAGCCTTCCCCCTGAAACCCAGCAACAACTTAGACTAAACGCCGCTCTTGCAGTTATACCGCAAGTGGCAGAACTCCAACCCAAACGGGATGACCCTGCTCTTATCGCAAGGCTCAATAATGCCACCGATAAAGGCAGGGAGAAAGCAAAAGGCAAGGCAGAAGCCTGTATGCAGTTGCAAGCCTTTCTCGACCAAGGGTTTAGTTATACGCAGGCAGAAGCGGGAGCGGCAACCGCTAAAAATGTGTCGCAAGGTTCTTTAAAAAATTGGTACTACAAAGTGAAAGGTCACCCCGTCCATTTATGGCAGGCGATCTTAATTTCCGAAAGTGGCAGGAGTAAAAAGCCGCAGCTGAAAGCCAAGATTACTGAAGAAGCGTGGGATTGTTTTTTATCTGATTACCTCCGCCCTGAAAAGCCAGATTTACGGGCAAGTTACCGCCGAACCCAAGCCATCGCCAAGCAATACGGCTGGCAAATGGCAAGTTTACAGACTTTCCAACGCCGAGTGTTGGCGGAAGTGCCTTACGAGGTGATTTTGCTCAAACGGGAAGGAGCAAATGCGGTTGCCAAGTTAGTGCCGGCACTACAACGCACGGTGAAAGATATTCTCGCCGGTGAATGGATTAACGGTGACGGCTATCAACACAATGTGTTTGTGAAATGGCACACCGGCGAGATTGTCCGCCCTAAAACGTGGTTTTGGCAAGATGTTCGCACCCGCAAGATTTTAGGTTATCGAACATCGATTTCGGAGAATACTGACAGCATACGCCACGCATTAATGGATGTGATTTTTAACGTAGGCATACCGAAAACGCTCACGCTGGATAACACCCGAGCAGCAGCGAATAAGGCAATGACCGGTGGTATTGAAAACCGCTACCGCTTTAAACATACCGAGTTAGACCCGAAAGGCATTATGCCGATTTTAGGGATTGATGTGCATTTTACCTCAATTCTTTACGGTGAAGGACACGGACAAGCCAAGCCGATTGAGCGAGCTTTTGGACGAGGTGGCATTGGTGAAAAGGTGGATAAACGCCCTGAGTTAAGCGGGTTTTACACCGGTAAAAGTGTAAATGATAAGCCCGATAACTACAACGGTGGCAAAGCCGGTGTGGATTACGAGGTGTTTTTAAAAGCCCTTGCAGCCGGGGTGGAAGAATATAACGCCCAAACCGAACGCCACACCGAAATGTGCCGAGGCGAATTGAGCTTCGACCAAGTATGGGAGCGGGATTACCACCCTAGCAATGTAAGACAAGCCAGCCCTGAGCAGTTGCGGTTACTGTTCTTACAGGCAGAAACGGTCAGCATTAAACGCAACGGCGAATTTACGCTGAAAGCAGCCGGCAAGCTCTACGGCTTAACCAATACCTACTGGGCAGAAAGCCTGATAGGGATAACGGATAAAAAAGTGGTGGCACGGTTCGACCCCGATGACTTACACGGCAACGTGTATGTGTACAACCTAGAGGGGCAATTCTTAGCCGAAGCCGTTTGCCGAGAGGCGAAAGGTCACGGAGATACAGAAGCTGCGAGAGAGCAAAGTAGGTTGTATAAGCAAGTGGTGAAGAGAGCTAAAGAAGGAGCAAAAGCCCTTGAATTGCTAGAAGCTCACGAACTGGCAAGCCTCGCCCCACAAGTGGACGTGCCTGAGCCGATAGAGAAGAAGGTAAAAGAGGTGCTGGTGAAAGAAGAATTTATCGTGGATTTCAACACCGTGCGTAAAGCAACGGTGGTGGAAGAAACTGAAGAAGAAAGCGAATTTGAACAAGCCTTTATGCGAGGTGTGTCAATGCTGAAACGGACAAAATAACGAGGCTTTAAACGGTATTTAAACATTTAAAGCCAAATTTAAACAACCTTTCAATAAGGTTTAAGGAGTTAAAAATGATTATGCAGGATAACCACCAAATCCCCAAAATGGCTCACCACTCTCAAGCTGAAACGGAGATGGCATTTGGAAATGTGGATGCCACAAGGGAACACTCCCGACAAATGCGTTCAATGATAAAAGCAGAACGTGAGCGTCAATGTATCGCTGAATTTCAGAAGCAGCATTTTTCGGAAGATCATCAAAATGATGAAAACAGTATTTGCCGTGAAGAATAAAACGCCAGCGAGCAAAAAGAAGTAACCAATAATCTTGAGAAAAGCGAATATCTTTCTTGGCTTGGTCTAGTGGTAAAACAGAAAACGACTCAATAAGTTCTCTATTATCACTTTCCCACACAAGGTATCGCTGAAGCCCATAAACGGATAAAACCCGATGAATATGGTTAAGTTCATCTCTGGATATATCAGCCCAGATGAGCTGAGTAAGGCGAGAAATTTCAGATTTCTCAAAATCAGAATAAGCCATAAAGACCTCCAAACTAAAACAGGACACCATTATGACATTAATCGACCAAATCAAACAACATATCGCCGAAAGTGGCATTTCACAAGCCAAAATCGCTAAAGAAAGTGGCATTAATGCCGGTGCATTATCTGCCTACTTAAACGGTAATTATGGCGGAGATATTGCAAATTTAGAAGCAAAATTGACCGCTTACTTTGCCAAAAAAGAGGTGCAAGCACGGGAATTTGTGGAAGCTCCTGCCTTTATCGAAACCGCAACGGCAAAGCAGATTTTTAAAACCCTTGAGTTTGCTCAAATTGCTAGCTGTATGGCGACTGTGTACGGAATGAGTGGTGTGGGTAAAACCAAAGCTATCCAAGAGTTTAAAAAAGGTCGGGCAAATGTGTGGTTAGTTACGGCAAGCCCATCACGCTCAAGTTTAAGCGAGATTTTATATGAAATCGCCCTAGAACTCGGTATTAGTGATGCCCCACGCCGCAAAGGTACGCTCTCTCGCTTAATTGCACGCAAGATTACCGGCACAGAAGGTTTGCTGATTGTGGACGAAGCCGACCATTTGCCCTATGAAGCGTTAGAAGAACTCCGCATTATGCAGGAAGAGGCAAATATCGGCTTAGTGTTGGTAGGTAACGATAAAGTTTACACCCGAATGAAAGGCGGCATTAGCCCACACCACGAATATGCAAGATTATGGAGCCGTGTGGCGAAAAACACCAGTATCCAAAAAACCAAACAGGCAGACACCAAAGCGGTTGCCAAAGCGTGGGGGCTGGAAGAAGACACGGAAGCCCTAAAAGTAATGCAAAGTATTACCGAAACCGGCGGAGGCTTACGAATTTTAACCCAAACCCTCCGCCTTGCCGGAATGGTGGCAAAAGGTTTAGACCAAGCCATTACTGCCGACTTAATCATCAAAGCACGCCAAGAGTTACTTGGTAAAGGAGAATAGCAATGAAACCTAAAGAAATTGACCGCCCTCTTAGCCCTGATAATGCAGTGATGTACGGCAAAATTGTGAGCCTTGAATTAGCGTTATTAGAGTGTAATCAGTTAGGCATTGATATTGAAAAAGCGGATTTTTCGGGCTTTAACAGACCTTGCTTGATAGCCCGAGCTAACCACATTACCAAGCAAATGCTACAGCAAGGAAGAGCCTTTAACTATGGTAGCAAAGTAAAAAATGGTCGCAGAGTATATTTAAACCACGTCATTATCAACGGCGTGAAAGTGAAATGGGAATCCCCCGATTTTAGACATTAAGAGGATAAAGGGATGAAAAAAGCAATGATATTACTGACCGCTATTTTGGTAGCTGGTTGTGATTTAGTCGAAAGCAAACAAACCAAAAATTACATCGGCAACAATATCACTGAAATTTGCATAGATAACGTGGTGTATTTGGTTTACTCCGGCGATAAAAAAGGCGGCATTACCCCGAAAATTAACCAAGATTTTTACCCTTATACCTGTACAAACCAAGAGGAAAAACGAAATGGCAAAAACTACTAAAACCCGAGTGAAAAGTGCGACTCAAAGTGCGATTTATCAAAGCCGAGATGAAGTCCAAACAGCTATAAAAATCATCGGCGATAAACAGCGTGAATTGCAACGTTTAGCTACGGCAATGAATGATGAATTAGCTGCTATTAGTGCCAGTTATGCTCAGCATATAGATGCATTAAAAGAAGATATTAAGCCAATGCAAAAAGGTGTGCAGATGTGGTGCGAAGTCCACCGCAATGAATTAACCGATAACGGCAAGTGCAAAACCGGCTCATTTGTAACAGGCGAAGTGCAATGGCGAATTAAGCCTCCATCAGTAAGTGTACGAAATGCGGAGAGTGTGATTGAGTTATTAGAAAACTTTGGGCTACATCAGTTTATCCGCACCAAGCAAGAAGTGAATAAAGAGGCAGTATTGGCTGACCCGCAAGCAGTATCAGCGATTGAGGGGATTAACATTAAATCAGGCGAGGAAGAATTTATTATCAAGCCGTTTGAGCAGAACATTTAAAACCCTTTTCAATGCCCTTTAAAAATCTCCCCTACCCCCTCTTTTTCAAAGAGGGGAACAAGATAGAAGGGCATTTATAAAGTGTTTTAAACAGGAGAAAAACAATGAAAACAGCAGAAAAGGCGACCAGGTTTGACCGCTTTCGGTACTATGCCGAGAAAGCCGCAGATGCCGAACGCAAAGGCAATTATGAGGAAGCTAAAGACCACTGGGAAGTGGCAAAATTATCGGCAAAAAAGACCGCTAACCGTGACTGGGCGGAACAAAGAGCGGAGTTTTGTAAACGTATGCACAAGAAACCGTTTTAGGGGGAATTGATGACAGAAACCGTAAAAGAACAACTTAACAGCCAATTAAATGAGGCGATTATCCAGTTGATACAAGCTCAAAAGTATTTAAACCAAGATGATGCCATTCGTAGTGGAGTGTATATCGGCAACGTGCAGGATTTATTGCCAAAGGTGCATTTTAAGTTATTAACAGTAAATCGTAAACATTAACCACACTAGCAAGGAGATAAATTGAAAACTTATGAATACATCAAGTTAGATGTCCTTGATGAACCAACTAAGGAAGAAGTGCAGGAGGCACTCAAGCAAGGTTATTGGGTAATGTATGACTCAACATATAATTATCTTGATCGTGTCGCAGAAGATATTTTAGAGGTTAAACATAGCGACTGGGAAATCTACGATGAAGATGAAACTGTATATCTTATTGTTAGAGAATACGGCAAACAGGAATTTGAAGTTGTTGCGGTCAGTTTATATTTTTTGTTTAGAGCATCTAGCGAAACCATTTTTACTGAGGATGATTTTTAGATAACAAGAGGAGGAAATTATGTAATCACTAACCCAACCAACGCCGCACAATCCGTCTAGCTGAAAAACAGGTGCGGCGTTTGTTTTAAGTGAGCAATCAAAAGCGATAACGTTTTTAATTGTTTATTTATCGGGGTAACAAATGACAGACAAAACCAAGCTCATCCAGCTTATCCATATTGCTAAATCACAGCTGAATATGGACGACCTAAGCTACCGTGAAATGCTGAAACGGCTCACCAATAAAACCAGCTCAACAAAATGCACGGTGGTAGAGTTACACAAAGTATTGCACGAACTCCAAACCAAAGGAGCAAAAGTAAAATATTTTACCAAACGCAGCCAAAAACCGACCGCTTACAGCCCAGCAACAGGCGAAACAGCGGTAAAAAGCCAAATTGCTCATAAAATCCGAGCGGTATGGATAACAATGGGGAAACAAGGTTTTTTAAACGATCCAAGCGAAAAAGCGTTAAATGCCTATGTCCGGAAAGTAATGAATAAAAACCGCTCTATTTTAGTGCTAAATGTTGGAGCGTTAGATGGTAATGACGCTGCAAAAATCTTAGAAATCCTGAAAAAATGGCATAAGCGTGTGATGATGCAAGCGATTGATAGAGTTGAAAAAACCGATTGGGAGCCAAAAGTCAATTATGAACGAGTTGCTGAATATTTTGAAGAGGTAATGAACAGATGAAACTATGTAGATGCCCAATTTGCCATAGTGATATTCACTTGGAAGCCCTTATAGAAGATGAAGCCGGGCGTGAACTACTCGGCAAAATCAGCCAATTAACGCACGGTGTAGCTCCTGCAATGGTGGCATATTTAGGGTTATTTAAACCGCAAAAAAGCAACTTGAATAATTCACGAGCTTTGAAAATTGTGAATGATGTGTTAGCACTCTACCCTTGCTCATTGTTGCTGGCTCAAGCCCTGTCTGAAACGGTCGCAAGCATACGCAAAAAACGCCAGCAGGCATTGGAAAACGGGCAGAAAATTGAACCGCTACCCAATCATAACTACTTAAAATCGGTGTATGAAACGCAAAAAGTCCATTTTGCCGTAGTAAGAACAGGGAAAGCCGAGAACGAAACCGTAAATGCAGAACAAGCAGAGCTGGAAAAAACACGCAATGCGATTGCCTATGTGCAACGCTATGTCGATTTAGGGCGTGAGGATATGGTGAAAAATAGCCCGCAGTATCAGATTTGGTTAGCACACAAAAAATAACAAAGTACAAAAAACAATCAATTAAATTTATGGAAAATCGTAAAAATTACTGGTAAATCAGTTGGTTACAACACAAATAACAAAATGCCCTCAAAATTTTTTACTCAAGACTGGTGAAATATCTATAATTTTCCGGATAAGTAGATTTTGAGGGCTTTTTTATGCAAGAGATACAGGCAAAATTATTTGATGATGACCATGCTATGGTTGGACAGTTATTCGACCATCTTGATAATATCCCAAGTAACGAGCTGGAAAACCGCTGGCCGTCTTTATTAATTGAAGTCATTGATGTTATGCAAGCGGAGCTATTACGCCAGCAAGTCGAAGAAAAAAATGCAAAATTAACCGCTTGTAAGTTGGCTGGTGTGCTTGCTCATTATTTTGGTGGCAAATCTTTTTATCTGCCGGCGGGAGATAAGATCAAAGAAGCACTGCGTGATGTGCAAATTTACCGTGATTTTGATGGCAAAAACGTACCGGATTTAGTTAAAAAATATCGCTTGTCTGAGAGTACAATTTATGCGATCTTACGCCAACAACGTTCTCTTCAACGCAGGAGACATCAGATGGATTTGTTTAATTCTTAAAAGGCGGTTTTTATGAAATTACTAAAATCACTTGCAGTTACAGGTATTGCATTTTTATGTTCTCAGGCTGTGGCTGTGGACGGTTTCCAAGAATTAAAATTTGGAATGACTCTTGATGAAGTCAAAAAAACAAAAAAATGTGATTGGAAGAAACATAAAAGTATCCATTCAAGTTATCAATGTAGTAATTTCACTTTTTTCGGCGAAAAAACAAAATATCTAACCAGCTATAATTCATCAGGTAAATTAGTACAAATTCAAGTTATAATCCCCGATATTAAGCTGAAAGAAGTCATGGAAGGGCTACCAAAGAAGTATAAAATATCAACGCCTTATACAGAAAAAATAGAAAAGGGCAATAAGCAAATTTCAGTAAAATTTGATGATGATACCCTTGAGCTTAGAGTTACTCATCAAGGTGAAAGTGAGTTTAACTATACTGCATTATTGATATATAGTGATAAAAATTATCTACTTAGCCTTGATGAAAAAAAGAGAAAAGGATAAAAGAGGAGCTTTAAGCCTCTTTGATACATCACAAACTCCATATATACCCCTTAACCGATAAACTCCCACTATCAACCAATCTTGATAGTGGGAGTTTTTTATGTCTTTACCTATCTTAAAAATCGTTGTGCATTGCTCAGCAACTCGCAACGGTAAATCGCTAAAACAATCCGGCAAGAGTGCTGCTCAAGTAATTGACGGCTGGCATAAGCAGCGTGGTTTTAAGCGTTCGCCCGGTGCAATCAAATCTTCTAATTCTCATCTGCCTCATCTCGGTTATCACTTTGTAATTGATGTGGACGGCACGGTGGAAACTGGTCGTCAGGTCGGCGAAATCGGGGCGCATGTGCGTGGGCATAACTCAAATTCTGTCGGCATTTGTTTGGTCGGTGGTATTACTGCGGAAGGAAAAAACCACGGCCAATATACAGAGCAACAGTGGCACGCCTTACATCAATTATTGCGCCAATTAGAAGCAAAACACCGTAAAGCCAAGATTTATGGGCATCGTGATTTATCGCCGGACAAAAATGGAGATGGATCTATCACGCCGAATGAGTGGCTGAAGGATTGCCCTTGCTTTGATGTATGGAGCTGGCTGGATAGCGAGCAGATTGTAAATCTTGATCATTTATTTGAGGTGAAAAATGGCGTTTAGAGAATTGATTAGTAATGCGGACGGACGATTGTCCACTACCGCCTTTATCCAATTTTTCGGTGCATTGCTGATGGCCATTATTTTGGCGTATTCGGTCTATTTAGACCGTGCCAATGTAGGTGAATTATTTACTGTGTTTGCATTGTTTTGCGGTGGTCAAGTTGCGACCAAAGGCTTTGCAAATGCACTAGGGAGAGGTAAGGAGTAATGGTATTAGATCAGATTATCCCATTAGTGGCTTTAGCAAGCACTGTTATCTCTTATATGGGATATAAAAGCTGGCAAGTTGTAAAAGAGCGTAAAGCCAATCAAAAATTAAGTGAGCAGAATCAGCAACTTCAAGCCGAAAAAGCCGTTGCTGAGGCTCAGGTGAAAAATCATCAAGCGAGAAAGCAAAATGAAGAAAACATTAATAGCATTAGCCGTAGCAGCATTATCGACCGCTTGCACGAAAACGGTGACTTACGAGGTGACGAATAGCAGTTGTGCTGGTTTTAGCGTGATTAAAGCAAGCCGTCAAGATACAACTGAAACCCTGCGTCAAGTCTTAGTACACAATACGACTTATCGCACAATTTGCGGTAGTGAGATGAGTGAGAAAAAGAATGAGTGATGATGTAGATCGTCTGAATGAAAAACAAGCGCAACTCCTTGAGTTGCAACTGGCACCACATTTAACACAGCAATTATCCGATGGTGATATTGAGCTAATTGCGCTGAATGGGCGTGATTGTATTGATTGTGGTCTGCCTATCCCAATACAACGGCTAAGAGCTGTACCTCTTACGGTACGTTGTATCAGTTGCCAACAGGATTATGAGGACAGCAAATAATGATTGAAGTATTTGAGGTGATTAAAGCTCACTGGGGTATTATTTTAACGCTTTTCGGGCTTTTTGCTTCGGTATTTTGGCTGAAGCTAGACAGCCGTTATGCTAAGAAGAATGACATTGGAAAACTGCTGGAAGTTGCTCAAAACCACGAGGGACGTTTAAGTGGCTTGGAAACTAAAGTGGATAATTTACCGACAGCAGTTGATATGGAGCGGTTAAAAACCCTAGTCACCGATGTGAAAGGCGATACTAAGGCAACAGGTAAACAGGTGGATAGTATTAGCCACCAGTTAGGATTATTGATTGAAGCTAAATTAAAGGAATAGCAATGGCATTAAAAGAGCTATTAACTCAGGATCAACGCCTCGTTATTTTACGCTCGCTTGCAGAGGCAGGTTATGACGCAAACGAGTCGATTTTAAACGATTGCTTAGATTTATATGGTCACGATATTAGTCGTGATTTAGTCCGCACCCACTTGTGCTGGCTGGAAGAGCAAGGCTTATTGACGCTTGAACGTTTAAAAGACGGCTATATGGTGGCAAGCCTTACCCAACGTGGCTTAGACGTGGCACAAGGACGAACCAAAGTGGATGGTGTAAAACCTCCTCGCCCTAAGATTTAAACGATTTTTAAACGAAATTTAAGGAGCGTTTAAATGGCAGAAAAAAACACCCGTGGGCGTGCCAGCAAAGTTGATTTGCTGCCACCGAATATCAAAACTCAGCTTGCGATGATGTTGCGTGATAAAACATTTTCGCAGGCTGAAATTTTAGCCGAAATTAACGATCTGATTCGTGATTGCGGATTAGATGAAAGCTACTGTTTAAGCAAAACAGGGCTAAATCGTTATGCCTCACGAATGGAGCAAATGGGGGCGAAAATCCGTCAGTCTCGTGAAATCGCAGAGATTTGGACAAAACAATTTGGCGAAGCCCCGCAGTCAGACATCGGCAAAATGTTGATGGAAATCGTCAAAAACATTGCCTTTGAAACCTCGCTCGGATTAAGTGAGAACGGTCAAGCCGACCCGAAATCTATTGCCTTGCTCTCATCAGCGGTGCAACGTTTAGAACAGGCAGAAAGTTTGAGCTTTAAACGTGAACAGGCTATCCGCAAGGAAGTCGCCCAACAGGCGGCAGAGACGGCGGAAAAAGTGGTGGTGCAAGCGGGGTTATCTGCGGAAACGGTACGAACCATTAAAGAAGAGATTTTGGGGATTGCCTGATGTCATTAGTAAATGAACGCCCATTGAATGAACTATCGCAAGAATGCCAAGATTTCTTGGATTGTATCCATGTTTTTAACCCAAATGAGTTACTGCTTGGATATCAGAAGCGTTGGATTGCAGATGAAAGCCAACTAAAAATTGTAGAAAAATCTCGCCGTACCGGTTTAACTTGGGCAGAGGCTGCTGATAATGCACTAATTGCAAGCATCCGGAAATCTGATGGTGGTTGCAATGTATTTTATATCGGGTCTAACAAAGAAATGGCACGAGAATACATTGATGCTGTTGCTATGTGGGCAAAAGCATTTAATTACGCAGCAAGCGAAATCCAAGAAAAAGTTTTAACGGATGAGGAGGAAGGTAAAGATATTTTGACCTATGTAATCTACTTTGCCTCAGGTTTTAAAGTTAAAGCTCTCTCTTCGAATCCAAGCAATTTGCGTGGTATGCAGGGGGTGGTAGTCATTGATGAAGCAGGATTCCATAAATATCTTGCAGAAGTATTAAAAGCTGCTCTTGCACTCACTATGTGGGGAGCTAAAGTTAGAATTATCTCAACACATAATGGCGTTGATAACCTATTCAACCAACTTATTTTAGATAGCCGTGCCGGACGTAAAAAATATTCTGTGCAAACAATCACTCTTGATGATGCCTGTGCAGATGGACTCTATAAACGGATTTGTCAGCTTACAAAGCAAGAGTGGACACAAGAAAAAGAGGACGAATGGAAAACTGATCTCCTTAGAAATACAGCAACCGAAGACGATGCCATCGAAGAGTATTACTGCGTGCCGAAACGTAGTTCAGGTGGCTATATCCCTCGTCCATTGGTTGATCGTGCTGCAGATGAAAGCAATGTGATTGTGCGCTTTGAATGCGATGACAAATTTATCACTTGCTCAGATGTTGAGCGTGAGGCATTGGCATTGGAATGGCTTTTGAAAGATGTCTTGCCGCAGCTGGAACAGCTCAATCCTGATTATCGCCATAGTTTCGGCGTGGACTTTGCCCGCAGTGGCGATTTAAGTGTGTTTGCGGTTTGTGCTTGCTTGCCAAGCACCGCACGCCGCTTGGCTTTAACCCTTGAAATCCGCAACTGCCCATACGATCAACAAAAGCAAATTATGCTGTTTGTACTCTCTAAGCTGCCACGTTTTATCGGCTCAGCGTTTGATTCCACCGGTAACGGCGGTTATTTGGCAGAAAGTGCTTTGTTGCGTTATGGCTCGTCTATGGTGGAAGCCGTCCACTTAAACGATAAATGGTATCGGGAGTGGATGCCGAAATATAAGGCTCTGTATGAGTCTGACTTGATTAGTATCCCTAAAGACGAAGAGACCATCTTAGACCAAGGGCATATCGTGGTAATCAACGGTGTGCCTAAAATTGATAAAACCCGCAGCCAAGGCAAAACTGGCAAACGCCACGGCGACAGTGCTGTGGCTTACTGTATGGCAGTAAGAGCAAGTTATATGACCGGTGGGGAGATTGATTTTATCCCTTTACCAAGTAAACACGAAGTCAATGATGACGATGATTTACCCCGTTCAGATTGGGATATTTAAACAATGAGAAGTAGCACAATTTTAGATATTCACGGCAACCCGTTTAAGTTTGATGATGAATTGCAAACAGAAAATGAGAGCCGTTTGGCAGCCTTACAGCACCATTATAGCGAACACCCTGCCAGTGGTTTAACACCTGCAAAAGCAGCTCGTATTTTACGGGCAGCAGAACAGGGTGATTTGGTTGCTCAGTCGGAGCTCGCCGAAGATATGGAAGAAAAAGATGCACATTTGCAATCGGAATTAGGCAAACGCCGTGGGGCGTTGCTGACAGTTGATTGGCAAATTGTGCCACCGCCGAATGCAACTGCCGAGGAACAGCGAGATGCTACCTTAATTGAGGAAATCTTGCGTGATGCCGTATGGTTTGATGATTGCTTATTTGATGCCACAGATGCCATTCTGAAAGGCTTTTCTTGCCAAGAAATTGAGTGGGAACAAGGTTTAGTTGGTGGGCTAAAACTGATTAAAAATGTTCATTGGCGTGATCCAGCTTGGTTTATGACTCCAACCTTAGAGCGTAATACACTGAGATTGCGAGACGGCTCAATTCACGGCGTAGAATTACAGCAGTTTGGCTGGGTAAAACATATTGCGAAAGCCAAAACAGGCTATTTAAGCCGTATTGGGTTAGTACGAACCTTAGTGTGGCCGTTTTTATTTAAGAACTACTCTCTGCGTGATTTTGCTGAGTTTTTAGAGATTTACGGGCTACCACTACGCCTCGGTAAATACCCAGAAGGGGCGGGTGAAAAAGAAAAACAGACTTTACTACGGGCGGTGATGTCTATCGGGCATAATGCCGGTGGGATTATCCCTCGTGGTATGGAGATCGAATTTCAGAAGGCTGCTGACGGTACAGATACCACTTTTATGTCAATGATTGAGTGGGCTGAAAAGTCGATGAGTAAAACTATTTTAGGCGGTACGCTCACGAGCCAAGCAGACGGTGCAAGCTCAACGAATGCACTGGGTAAAGTGCATAATGATGTCCGCTTAGAAGTTCGAAACGCTGACTTAAAACGCCTTGCAGCAACCATTACCCGTGATATTGTCTATCCGTTATATGCACTGAACTGTAAATCATTTAATGATGCTCGCCGTATCCCTCGTTTGGAATTTGATATTGCAGAAAGTGAGGACTTAAACGCTTTTGCAGATGGTTTAAATAAGCTGGTGGACATTGGCTTTAAAATCCCAACCCAATGGGCTCACGAGAAGTTACAGGTGCCGATTGCCGGTAAAGATGAAGAGGTACTTGCAAGAAATGTACCAAATTCGACCGCTTACTTATCCGCTCAAACACCATCAAAAATGGCGGTGCTCTCTGTGCATCGAGACCCTGATGAATTGATTGAGCAACTTGAACCCTCAGCCGAAGAGTACCAAGAAATTATTGACCCAATGTTAAAGCCGATTGTGGAGGCATTAGAGCAAGGTGGCTATGAATTTGCCTCTGAAAAACTTGCCACACTTTATACAGATATGGACGACAGCGAGCTAGAGAAAATGCTAACTCGTGCGATCTTTGTAAGCGATTTGCTAGGACGAGCTAATGCCAAACGATAAAGAGTTAGATATGAGCTATGTGTTACGGCTTGAACCGGAATTAGCCGTGGATTATCTGCGTGCTAAAGGTGTGAATATCACTTGGGACTGGCACGAACAACTTGAAGAAGCTCACGCGAGAGCCTTTACTGTTGCAAAAGCGACTCGTGCAGAGGTGCTTGATACATTACGCTGGGCGACAGAAAAAGCGATTGTAGAGGGCGTATCTGAACGGGAATATATTAAGCAGCTTGAACCGATGCTTAAAGAGCTAGGCTGGTGGGGTAAAACGGTGGACGAGAATGGCAACACAGTGCAACTGGGCAGCCCTCGCCGATTAAAAACGATTTTACGCACCAACAAGCTAACCGCTTACCACGCAGCCCGTTATGCGGAGCAGATGGCGAATGTGGACGAGCAACCCTATTGGCAATATGTAGCAGTAAAAGATAGCCGTACCCGTGCAAGTCACTTAGCCTTGCACGGTAAAGTCTATCGGGCTGACGATCCTATTTGGCAAACGATGTACCCACCGAATGATTGGGGCTGCCGTTGTCGTGTGCGGGCGTTAAGTGAGTTTGCGTTGAAAAAGCAAGGGCTGAGTGTGTCAGTAAGTGGTGATAACATTACAACAGAAACTGCTATTGCCGGAATCAATAAAGATACTGGCGAAGAAATCTGCACGACAGTGAGCCGAATTAAAACCGACCAGGGCGAAATGAAAGTTGGCGCAGGCTGGAACTATAATGTTGGCTCTGCCGCATTTGGCACGGATGTGGCTGTGATCCGTAAATTGCGTCAAGTTAAAAATCGTGAGCTGCGTCAGCAAACTATCCAAGCGATTAACGATAACCCTATCCGGCACAAACTGTTTGAGCAATGGGTCAAGTCTAATTTGGGCAAGCGTGGTGCGAGTGCGAGATATATGTCTGCGGGATTAGTCACTACGGATATTGCGAAAAAAGTGGCTGAGTTGTCAGGGCAGGAAAAAACATCGGAGTTGGTTTTGGTAATGACCGAGAAACGCTTAGAACATGCCAATAGTGATAAACATCATCAAACTGGCGTAGGCTTAACAGTGGATGAATATGCTAGTATCTCGCGAATTATTGCAAAACCGGGAGCTGTACTTTGGGATAGTGAACGCGGACACAATAACTTGATATATCTAAACCAGGATAAAACTATCAAAGTTGTTGTTGATGCACCAAGTAAAGATAAACTAAAACCAGCAGAAAAAGTAGATGCGGTAATTAACGCGTATAGAGTGGATTATGCTGAGGTTTTGAATAAAATAAAATCAGGCGTGTACAAGATTGTGAAATAACTATGGGCTTGGCGAGTATCGAAGTCGCACAGAGCGTTTGATTTCAAACGCTGTCCTACCAATTAGACAACAAGCCCATATAGTTATCAGTTATTTAACGCCAATTTTTACAGGATGTCAAATGCATTTAGACTATAAATTTGAAACCCGTGAGATTCAGCAGAAATTTAAAAAGCTGGCTCAGGTAGTGGATAGCCGAGAGATTACCCGTAAAGTGGCGAATGTTTTGCTGCAAGAGGCTGAGGCTGCTTTTGATAATGAAAAGTCGCCTGAAGGTAAAACATGGGCTAAACTGAACGGCGATTATAAAAAACGGCGTTACGACAAAGGCTATACCGGAAATATTTTACAGGTTACAGGGGATTTAGTCCGAAGCCTGAACATTGATTACGGTGAGAACTTTGCTGTTATTGGTGCAGGAGAACCTTATGGGCAGTATCACCAAATGGGGACAAGTAAAATGCCTGCCCGTCCATTCCTTGGTTTAGGTGATGATGGTGTAGAAGAAATTAAAGCTATTTTACATCGTGAATTATCGAAAATTGTGCAGTCTTGATGTAAAATGGCAAAAAACGCCACAAACGCTTTCTAAGCCTATTCTGTTTTGAATACGCCTTGTGTTTCGAGAAAAATTATTTAAACGCTCTCAGGGCGATTTAAACGGTATTTAAACGGTATCTTATTATTTATTTCCATTCTGTTTTTCAGCCTCCGAGAAATCGGGGGCTTTTTCATCTCTGACACATCACAAACCGACCTTTGCTTTATTTTTGTCATTATGACGCTATGAAAGTAAAAAAACACCCCTTAGCGGTATTAGCCGCACAGCTTACAAGTCCTGATGGTTGGCAACAACTTTTGCCGAAAGGTAAATTTCGTGCAAGAGACGGTCGCCCAACTGATGTACCACATTGGTATCTCGATGCAGAGATTGCCAAGCGTTTAATTCACAGAGCGGAAAACCTCCGACAAGACATTCTAGTCGATTACGACCACGCTACCCTACTCAAAGCAAAACAAGGCATTGATGAGGGAAATGTGGTGGCCGCGGGTTGGTTTAACGATGTGGAAATGCAGTGGTTTGATGACGATCAGCGACAGGGCTTATACATTAAGCCCCGTTGGACGCCTAAGGCTTATCAGCAAATCAAGGACGGTGAGTTTGCTTTCTTGTCTGCCGTTTTCCCTTATGACGATAACGGTGAACCGATTGAGATCCGAATGGCAGCCCTAACCAATGACCCGGGTATTACCGGTATGCAGCGGTTAGCGGTGCTTTCGGCAATAACAGACCAGCAGGAGACAGCTCAAATGGGCAAATTGCGTACATTACTTAGTAAGCTCGGCATTGAGATTGCCGAGGGAACTGAAATCACTGATGAACAGGCAGAGGCTGCATTACAAGCATTAGATACGCTGCAGACAGAGAAAGCCACCGCAGAAAATCAGGTTGTGGCATTGAGTGCAAAAGAGGTGGATTTAACCGCCTATGTACCTAAATCCACTTACGATGCGGTAGTCGCAAAAGTGGCGGTGTTATCGGCAAAAAATGATGAGGTGGAAATCGACAACACGATTACCAAAGCTCGTAATGAGGGTCGTGTGATTGAAGCTGAGGTTGAATACCTCAAAGGCTTCGGCAAACAGCAAGGTGTTGCGGCATTATCTGCAATGTTGGCACAACGCCCACAACTTGCGGTGCTGTCAGCACAGCAAACAGAAACCACGAAAGTGGAAAAACAGGTGAAAGGCGAAGCAGTATTAAGTGCTGCTGATAAAGAAGCAGCTCGTTTGCTTGGCATTAACGAGGCGGATTTCGCAAAAGAATTGGAGGCTAAATAATGGCAAATGTAACCCCTGAACTCGTCAAAGCACTATTTGTTGGTTTTGGCAAAAATTTTAAAGAAGGTTTGGCGAAAGCACCGAGTCAATATACCAAAATTGCAACTGTGGTGAAATCGACAACCGCCTCTAATACTTATGGCTGGTTAGGTCAAATGCCGGGTTTAACTGAATGGATTGGTGACCGTACTATCACTGCTATCCAATCGCACGGCTACTCTATCGTCAATAAAAAATGGGCAAGTGGCGTTGAAATTCAACGTACAGACATTGAAGACGATAATGTTGGTATTTACTCGCCTCTGATTGAAGAGTTAGGGCGTGCAGCGGGTGAGAAACCGGACGAGTTAGTTTTCTCCGCATTGAAAGCAGGCTTTAGTACCGCTTGTTATGACGGTCAGTATTTCTTCGATACCGATCACCCAGTCGGAGCGAATGTGGACGGCACAAGCCCGAAATCGGTCAGCAATATCACCGATGATAGCACCGGTGTGAGCAATGAAAATGCGTGGTATTTACTAGATTGCTCCCGCAGTCTCAAACCGATTATCTATCAAGAACGCAAAGCTGCAACACCGGCACAAATTACCGATGCTAATGATGAAAAAGTGTTTATGAAGGATGTTTACACCTACGGTGTAGATAGCCGCTCAAATGTCGGTTATGGCTTCTGGCAACAAGCTCACGCTGTTAAAGGTGCATTAACTGCTGAAAATTTATGGAAAGCGATTTCTGCAATGCGTGCGGTGCGTGGCGATGGCGACAAACGCTTAGGCATTAAACCAACACATATCGTTGTTCCACCTTCACTGGAAAAAGAGGCTATTCAGCTTTTAGAACGAGAGTTCCGTGTAGAAGACGGTGCAACCGTAGATAACGAATTTAAAGGGCGTTTAGAGCTCATTGTAGCCGATTATCTCTAACCAACAAGCGGTCGATTTTACGCTGTTTTTTGCAAAATCGACCCTGTTTAAACCTGATTTAAAGAGGATTTAAATGCAATGGACAATACTCAATTATTTAGTGCGGTGGTGCAAAACAAAATTAAAGACGGTTATCGCCGTGCTGGGATTAGCTTGGCAAAAGGTGAAAACGTATTGCCGTCAATCACCGAAACGCAGCTTAAACAGTTGCAAGCAGACCCACGCTTGGTGGTTACTCAAACCGAACAAGCAAGCCTGCAAAACGGTGGCAAAGGGTTATCTCAACACAGTCCGGATGACGGTATCAAATCGAATTTGGACGGTGGCGTGGTACCAGCCAATTTAACGGTGGAACAGCTCAAAGCCAAACTCACCGAGTTAGGTGTTGAGTTTAAATCTGATGCGTTAAAAGCGGAACTCGTGGCCATCCTTACTGCTACATTGAAACCAAAAGAAGGTGAGTAATGCTCTACGCAAGCCCTGACAGCCTAATTAAGCGTTACACACTGGATGTGTTATTAAGCATTGCTCGGAATGATGAACGGCAGCTTGATGAGACAAAAGTTTATGAGGCATTGGAAGATGCCTCACAGACGATTGACAGCTACTTAGCCGGTCGTTATCGCTTACCGCTCAATGCCGTGCCATCGGTGCTAGAACGTCATTGCTGTTACATTGCCCGCTATTTTTTAGAGAAAAACCGTGCCACAGACCAAGCTCGCTTGGACTACGAAGACAGTATTCGGTATTTGGAAAAAGTCGCTAGTGGCGCAATTTCGCTTGGTTTATCCGATATGGAAGAACCAGTGGAAACAGACAATGCAGCAATGATTGAAAGTGCAGGCTCTGTTTGGGATAGAAAACAGGCGTGGGGGTTCGTGTGAGTATTATTGCTGCGACTAGCGATGCGTTGATTGGCAGAATCCAAACGCTCTGTGGGGATTATCTCAAAGAAGTCGATACTCACCCAGGACAATGGGACGACAGCAGCGTGCGGCGTATTGTGCGTAACCCGCCTGCGGTCTATGTAGCTTGGTTGGGCCAAATTGCCAATCCTAATACCCGAACTGTTACAGCTCGTTGGGGGCTATTTGTGGTTGCTGAGGTGCTAAACGGGCAACGCCAAAACAGCGTCGGTATTTACCAAATTGTTGAAACTCTTACTGCAGGATTGCATAAACAGCAGATTAACCCATCAGGTAGCTTTGATTTGCAATCAGTACAAAACCTATGGAGCGATACGCAAAGTGGTATGGGTGTCGCAGTTTATGCGATGTATTTTAACGCAGTACAACCGCTGGCAGACAGCATTGATGAAAGCTCACTCGCTGATTTTAAAGTGTATAACCACACTTTTAACCAAGATAAAGACCCAAATACGATTGACGGTAAAACTCGTTTACATCTGATTTTACCGACTCAATCTGATAACCAAGAGGGGGAATAATGCCAACATTTAAAATTAAACCCAAAGCCGGATTGATTATCCGTGATCCAAATACCTTTGAACCATTGAGTGAAAAAGGTGAAGAAAAGCCCAAAAGTGGCTATTGGTTGAAACACCTTAAAAATGGCGATGTGGAGTTAGTTGAGGCTAAACCCAATGAACGAAAAACTAAGTCGGAGAAAGCATAATGGCGATTAGTTATAACGATATTCCGTCTGCTTTACGTGTGCCGTTGGCATACATTGAATTTGACAATAGCAAAGCGGTAAGTGGGACTCCATCAGCCTTGCATAAGGTGTTGATGTTAGGGACAAGACTTCCCACGGGTACTGCAACTGCTGGGCAAGCAGTGCGTGTAACCGCTTATTCACAAGCAAAAATTTTATTTGGTGCAGGCTCACAACTTGCGGAAATGGTGAAAACCTTTAAAGCACATAATAACAGCTTAGATCTGTGGTGCCTACCTCTTGCCGAAGCAGAAAGTGGCGCAAATGCGACAGGCTCTGTACAAATTGAGGGGACGGCAACCCAATCAGGCACTCTGAGTCTGATGATTGCAGGTAAAAATTACAAGCAAGCAGTATTAAGTGGTGATACGGCAAGTGTGATTGCGACTAAGTTGCATAAGCTGATTACTGCTGCTCTTGATTTACCGATTACCGCAGAAATTGCAGGTGATACGCTCACTTTTACTTGTCGCTGGAAAGGCGAGACGGGTAATGATATTGATGTCCGTTGCAATTATTACTCAGGTGAAACATTGCCTGCGGGTATCACGGTGAATATTACCCCAATGCAAAGCGGCTCGGTCAATCCGAATATGAGCGATGCTATTAGCGGTTTTGGGGCGGAATGGTGGAATTATGTCATCAATCCTTTTACCGATACCGAGAGCTTAAATCTGCTCCGCACGGAATTAGTAACCCGTTGGGGACCGATGCAGCAAATTGATGGTATTTGCTTTATGGCAAAACGAGGCACACACGGTACGGTGACGACCTTTGCAGAACAGCGCAATGATTACTTGTTTAGTACATTGCCAACCAATAATGTGCCACAACCAGCTTATATTTGGGCTGCGGCTTATGCTGCTGTTGTGTCTGGCTCTCTTGCTATTGACCCGGCACGCCCGGTGCAAACTTTGGTGATGGATTTATTACCACCTGCAATGAGTGATCGTTGGGATTTGCCTGAGCGCAACACTTTGCTGTATAGCGGATTAAGCACTTATACCGTCAATAGTGGCAATCAGTCACAAATTGAAGCAGCGATTACGATGTATCGCAAAAATGCCTTTGGCGATAATGATGAAAGTTATCTGTATGTTGAAACGATTGCAACATTAAGCCGTATCCGTTATGCCATCCGCACTCGTATTACGCAGAAATACCCTCGTCATAAATTGGCAAATGATGGTACGCGTATCGGGCCTGGGCAAGCGATTGTTACGCCAAAAATTATCCGTAACGAGTTGCTGGCATTTTTTACTGAGCTTGAAACCGCAGGCTTAGTTGAAGATTTTGAGCAGTTTAAGGAAACGCTATTGGTTGAGCGAGATACAAACAACCCTTGCCGTATCAATGTGTTATCCGCGGAGAACTTGGTGAACCAGTTCCGCATTTATGCTCACGCTATCCAATTTATTTTATAGGAGTAAATCAATGGCACTAAAATTCCAAGGGTCGGCAACTATCCGCGTAAACGGTAAAGAGTACCCGACTGATAATGACGGCACGCTTGATGTCGGCGGTAAAGAGCGAGAAACCGTAAAAGGCTCAAGCGTTTATGGTTATTCAGAAAAACCGAAAGAAGCTACTGTTGAGGTGACGGTATTTAACTGTGAAGAAATCGATGTGATGGAGCTTAAAAATATGACGAATGCCACCGTTGAATTTGAGACAGATGTCGGTCAAACCTATCTTTTACCCAATGCGTGGGCGGTTGATACCGGCACACTCAGTGCAGACGGTAAAATTAAAGTTAAATTGGCAGCAATCGAATGTAAGCGGGTGTAAAAATGGAACTGATGTTAAAAACAGGTTTATTTTTTGGTGATGAACCTCAAACTGTGGTGACTTTGCGTGAATTAACCACAGGTGATTTACTAGATGCAGAAGTGGCCGCAGAACGAATGGTAATGTCGCCGGACGGTGTGCCGGTATTAGTGAAATCACCGGCACTTTTTGGCTATGAGCTGCTACGCCGTCAGATTGCCTCTATCGGTAAAATTCAAGGGCCGATTTCGATGAAAATGTTACGCTCTATGACCTCGGAAGATTTGCAGCTTATTTCAGTTTATGCTGAAACTTGGGAGGCGACCAAAGCCCAACAGGTGGTCGAGCGGGGGCGATTGGATGCAGCAGGTGGAGAAGCTGGAAAAGACCTGTCTGCTGTTAGCTAAACATTATCAGAGCAGCCCTGAGTGGCTGCTTTCCAGACCTATTTTAAACTTGCCACGCTACATCAAGTACATAAATTCAGGAGGGGAAGATGGCAAATAATTCAACTTCGTTTTATGTCAATTTAGCGGGTAATGTCTCTTCACAAGCGTCCAAGTTTGGCAATTCGTTATCAGCGATGGCAAATAAGGGCGTATCTAATATGGCTAAGCTCAGCAGTTCGATTACAAAAGTCGGCTCGGGTTTAGCTTCGCTCTCACAAAAAATCAATAATGTTGGCAATGTGGCCATACCTGTGCTTGGTGTCGGTATCGGTGCCGGTACAGCAATGGTAAGCAAGTCGATGATCCGTGTCGCTGCCGATTTTGAGATGGCGAATATCCGAATGAAGCAGACGTTTGGTAAGCGTGGCGATGAAGCGATGGCTTGGCTGAAAAAGTTTGCCACTGATACCCCGATGGCGTTTGGTGACGTACAAGATGCAGCAATGCAGATGATGACAGCCGGTATCGACCCAATGAATGGCTCTCTGCAAGCACTTGTGGACTGGAACGCCAAAGTCGGTGGTAGCACAGAAAATCTGAATGCTTATATCTCCTCATTTGCCAAAATGAAAATTAAGGGCAAAATGTCGTGGGAAGACATACAGCCTTTGCTTGAGCGTAATGTACCCGTGCTGAAAATGCTCTCGGAAGCAACCGGTGGCAAATATACCGAAAAGCAGATTATGAAAATGATCCAAGAGGGCAAAATGCAGGGGGCGGCTCTGGAGGCACTTTGGAAACAGATGGGGAGAAATGCCAAAGGTGCAGCCAAAGAGCAAATGAAAACTTGGGACGGTTTAGTCTCAAACCTTGAAGATACTTGGGTCTCAATGCAAGCTCAATTTATGGAGCACGGTGCTTTTGACAGTCTAAAAGCTGAGCTAGGGAGTTTCTTGGAATGGCTAAACAGTAAGATTGATGACGGCACACTGGATGCATTTGCCAAAACCGTGAGCGAAACATTAACCGAAGCATTGAAAGATCTCAAAGAGATGGCGACTGATGTGAAGCCGGTCTTAGAGAAAATTGGCTCGGTGATGGAATGGGTCTCCGAAAAAGCCGGTGGTTACGGCAATATAGCTAAGTTTGTTGGGGGCTTTTATGTAGCCAATAAAATTGCGAATTTAGGCGTTACCAAAAAGATAGCCGGTGTAGGCTGGAGCACAACCAAATGGGTTGGCAGTAAATTCCGCCGCAACCCTAAAGGCGGTGCTGGGGCTGCAATGGAGACCGCAGGCTTATTAGGTGGTGTTGCCGGTGTGACGCCTGTCTATGTTACCAATATGCCGATGGTGGCAAACGGCTTGGGTGGTGGATACATCGGACAGGAGTCAAATAGCAAAAAAGCGAATAAAAAACTACCTAAAACACCGAAAGCATTGCCGGGCGTTGCTGCAGCAGCAACTGTGGCAGCTAATGCAACTCAGGTAACAGCAAACAAAGGCATTTCTCAAGCGGTCGGAAATACCGTGAAATCTGCAAGCCAAGCAATCAGTACTACTGCACATACCGCAACAGCTGCCATTAGTCGTTCTGCGGCTCGTGCTGTACCTTATTTAGGTGTGGCAGCCTCGGCTGTTGAAGGGGCAATGGTATTAGCAGATAAAGATGCATCTACCCAAGATAAATCTGAGGCAATTGGCTCTATCGCTGGAGCAACTGCTGGTGCGATTGTCGGACAAGCTTTAATTCCTATCCCTGTGGTAGGTGCAGCTGTCGGCTCCTATGTAGGTAGCTGGCTAGGTGAGTGGTTAGGCTCAGAGGTCGGAGAATATCTATCTAACCCTGAACCAATTAAAAACGAGCTAAACGGTACAATCCAAGTCGCAGTGAAAGCGTCAGAACACTTGATTGCAACAGCTACGGCAAACAAAGTACAGACAAATCAGAAACAGGACAATATGAATATCGCGGTGCAAATGGGAACTCTCGCACCGGGTATGGGGGTGTGGTAGGAGTAATTGATGGCAAAGATGATGACGGGTAAAGGCAGTTACCGTGGTGTCCCGTTTTTGATTGAAGACGACCAAGGGCAAAATGGTGGCAGACGACTGGTTACACACGAATATCCGCTACGCAATGACGGGCTAACCGAGGATTTGGGTAAGCGTATGCGCAATTACTCAGTCAGTTGCTTGGTGATTGGTGATGATCATATTCAGCAAGCAGAAGCATTAGTCGATGCTCTGGAAGCCGACGGTGCAGGCACACTAAAACACCCCTATTTTGGTACGATAGAGGTCTGTGTTGATGATTATCGGCTACGCCACTCCACGGCTCATCAGCGTGTCACTCGCTTTGATATTAACTTTGTGCCAGCACAAGAGAATAATTCACCGGAAATCACCGAAGATACGGCCTATTTGGTACTCCAAGAGTATGAGACGGTGTTAGATAGTCTTGCAGAAGAGTTTGCTGACTCTATTGCCAATGTGTCTGGTTTTATCAACTCGATGGTGGATAACCCGTTATTCCGATTGGCTGATACCACAACCGGCTTTATTGCGACCGTTTTTGAGGGCGTTGCCAATACGGTTAGTGGCTTGACCGAAATGAAAGACAAAGCCTTGTCGATTAAAAATAACCTATATGGCTTGCTACTTACGCCGAAAGTATTGGCAAAAGAACTTCAAGACTTAACTCGTCTGAACGTAAAAAGCACGGTCAATGCTCAACGCCAGTTTGTGCAGCATATTGTCATCACTGACTCTATTGATACTGCACTGAGTAACTTAACCAGCGGTAAATTGGAGATCACAAAAAGCACATTGGATGAGATGGTGGCAGCGAAAACTAACAATGTGAGCGAAACAGATATTTTAAGCCGTCAGTTTAGCAATCTGCATGAGCAAGAAGTGTTTGATGCTCTGATGAATAAAACGACTTTTTTGCTCAAACGTTTGGTGCTCTCTACCCTTGCAGTGGAGTATGGCAAAGCTATCTCTGATGCAGTGACGGAGTCGGTTGCACAAAAGAGTGTGACCGAAGATACCGTTGCGGGCTTGATTGAGTCAAAAGCCGATGTAAAACGTTATATCGCGGATGTGGATGCACAGTTGGAAAATGTGATCTTGGATAACGCAGACGCAGAACAGTGGGCGAGTTATCAAGCCCTTGAAGCCTATCGCTTAACGCTGCTCAAAGACTTACGTGTCCGCGGTGAGCGATTGGCAAATGCAAGCGAAATCACTTTGAAAGATACTTATCCAGCCGTATTGCTGGAATATCGGCACACTGGTAATGCCAAAAGCTGGAAACGCTTAGCATTGCGTAATGGTATCTCCCACCCGCTCTTTTGTTTAGGTGGGACAACTATTGAGGTATTGCAATAATGACAACTCCACAAGCCAATATTGAGCTCTATTTAAACGGCAAGATTTTTTCTGGTTGGAAAACGATTAACGTCCAGCGATCGCTGGAATCCATGAGTGGGCGTTTTGATTTGGGCGTGGCAGTACGTCCCACTGATGATATGTCTGGACTTGCTGCCGGCTCAGCATTGGTGCTTAAAATCGGTGGGCAGCCAATCATCACCGGCTATTTAGACGAGCGAAAGCAAAGTATTGATGGGGTAAATAAAACTATCCTAATCAACGGCCGAGACAAAACTTGTGATTTGGTGGACTGTGCCATTATCCACAATAGTTACCAGTTTAAAAATCAAACCGCTAAGCAAATTGCCGAAGCAATTTGCAAACCTTTTGGAATCAACGTGGTATGGTCAGTCAATACGCCTGAAGCCAATGAACGCATCCCGGTTTGGCAAGTCGAGCCCGGAGAAACGGCGTTTGATAATCTGAGTAAGATCGCACGACATAAGGGCGTATTAGTCACATCTGATGTCAATGGTAACTTGGTTTTTACCGAGCCAAGCACTAAGCACGCAGGCGAATTAACGCTTGGCGTGAATTTGTTGGAGCTGGAGCAAACTGATAGTTGGCATCAACGTTTCTCACTCTACCGTGTGATTGGTGATGCTGAGCAAGGCGGAGAGAAAGGCGATGTAGAGACCAAAAACAAAGCTGCAAGCGGTAAAAAATCGGCAAAATCTAACAAAAAAGGGAAAGCAGAAAAAGATAATGTGACAGAGTTTAAAGGGTTTATTGGGAGCAATGAATGAGCGCAAGTGGTTTAAAAGTTGAAGTGACTGATAGTGAGATTAAACGCTATCGCCCTACTATCATTATTGCTGATGACAATATGACAGGAGCAAGTGGTTATCAGCGTGCCGATTGGGAGCGTAAACGCCGTGCAGCGGAAAGCACAAAAGAGACTGCTAAAATCCGTGGGTGGTTTAAGCCTGATGGCTCACTGTGGTTGCCTAATGAGATAGTGGTATTGGATGCGCCTTTATTTGGGCTCAACAAAGTTGAGCGTTTAGTGGTTGATTGCACCTACACACTTGATGAGAGTGGTATGCTAACCGTAATGACGCTAATGCACCGTGATGCGTTTGATGAGCCAGCCGATGAGACATTAGATGATGTGGATGATGCAAGCGGTAAGAAAACCGCTAAAAAAGGCAAATCTGCCGGTAAGAAAAAAGGTGCAACGAAAAAAGCGAAGAAATCCGATAAAGACAATGTTGCAGAATTTACCGGTTTCATTAAATAGCATTTAAAGGGGATTTATGCAGGCTTTAAATCGTATGATTGCCCCAATTAAACGGGGATTGCAGTTACTTGTGAGCCGTGCCGTAGTGTCTATGGTCAATGATGCTTACGCTCGGCAAAATTTACAGCTCCGTTTGCAATCTGACGAGGTGGCTGATGATGTGGAGCGTTTCCAAAATTATGGGCACTATTCTGTGCCCAAAGCCGGCGAAGCGATAGTGGTATCAGTTGGTGGTAAACGTTCGCATTTGGTTGCAGTGGTGGTTGATGATAAGAGTGCTCGCCCTGCTGGCTTGATTGCTGGCGACTCAGTATTGTACCATTTAGAGGGTCATCATCTCCGCCTGACTGAAAACGGCGAAGCCATCTTATCTTGTAAAAAATTAGTGATTGAGACTGAAACGCTAGACTGCTCAGCAACAGAAATTACGTTTGATAGTCCACAAACCACCTTTACCGGCGATGTGGATATTATGGGAATATCAACAGCAGCAGATCATCAATCTGGCGGAATCAGTGCAAAAGACCACGACCACGAGCAAAAAGTAGGTAAACCTGTTTCCGTCTAAGGGAGCAGAGTTTGTCGGATTTAGCTTTACAATGGCGTGACGGTGAGGGCGACTTAGTTTTAGACAATGAGTCGCTTTTACTTGATGATACCTTAACCAATGCCATTATTATCAGCCTATTTACTGACTTGCGTGTCGGTAACGAGCGTGGCTGGTGGGGTGATTCTTACAACACTGATGACTATCAAATGGGCTCAAAATTATGGACGTTGAGCCGGTCTAAACAACTCCCAGAAATCCTTGATGATGCCCAGCGCTATGCTGAGCAAGCCTTAAAATGGATGATTGCTGATGGTGTGGTGCGCAGTTATCAAGTGGTTGCATCTAACCCTAAACACTCTGTCCTGCTGTTAGAGATTTCCGTGGTGTTGCCTGATGGCAGCACCGAGCAACGAACCTTTAACGCAAGCTGGAGTGTGTGATGGCATATCAATCCCCAACCTTATCCACCCTTATCCGACAAGGCGAACAGCAATTCCAGCATCGTTTCCCATCGCTCAAACGCAATAATGTACTCACAGTCATTAACCGCATTTGTGCGGCATTAAGTGCCGGTGAGCATATGCACTTTGATTGGCTCGCACGGCAAATTATCCCGACCACCGCGGAAGAAGAATACCTGATTGAATACTGCCTTTACAAAGGCATTGTTCGCAAGCAAGCGACTAAGGCCTCTGGCGTGATTACCATTAATGCAGCCCGAGAATCAACCATTCCAGCAGGCACAGTATTTGAGGATAGCGTAACGGGGCTCACCTTTGTCACGACGGCAGAAAATGTGGTGAGTGCCGGAAATAGTGAGATTGCAGTGCTTTGTGAAACAGAAGGGGCAGAAGGTAATTTAGCTGTCGGCACGTCACTGGCTCTTACGTCTGCGATTTTAGGCATGCAATCGACAGCCAAAGTCAAAGCGATGTCAGGAGGTGCAAATATTGAGCCGTTGTCTCGTTTGCTGGCACGTCTGATTTATCGAGTGCAGAACCCACCGGCTGGCGGTGCACCGCACGATTATGTGCGCTGGGCGACAGAAGTCGCTGGCGTAACTCGTGCATGGTGTTTTCCGCGTTATTTAGGCGGTGGCTCTGTTGGTGTGGCATTTGCTTGTGATGACCGAGATGACATTTTGCCAACCGCAGATGACATTGAGCGGGTCAAAACTTACATCAGTGGGCACAAGAACGAAGCAACCGGGCAGTTTGAGGGAATGCCTGCAAATGTTGAGCTTTATGTGTTTGCACCACAATTTCAGACAGTCAATTTCTCGGTTCGTATCTCGCCTGATACCGCAACACTGCGCCAAGCGGTCAGAAAAAGCCTACAGGCTTACCTTGCAAATGCCGGTGTCGGTGCATTGCTCTATCTTTCACAAATTCGGGCTGCGGTATCAAACACTGCGGGGGAAGTGGATAACAGTGTTCTTTTTCCAACCGCTGACGTTCAGCTTTTAAGCGACCATATTCCCGTGTTAGGAGAGATTACGTGGCAATAACACACGAACAGTATTTAGATGCTGCGGTAAAACTTCTTCCCGTTGGACTCGCCTGGAAACGGGCGTTAGATAGTCACCTTGCCAAGGTACTTGCCGTGAGATGCGAACAACTTGTGACCGTAAATACACAAGCACACGCCTTGGTAAAAGAACGTATGCCAGGTAAAGCCACTTTACTGCTCGAAGATTGGGAAAGTTTTTTCGGTCTCCCCGAAGCAGGGAGACAAATTGTTGGCAAAACCATTGCAGAACGCCAAGCACAAGTAAAAGAGAAAGAGGAAGAACTCGGTTCGAGTAGCAAAATTTACCTCGAAGAAGCGGCAAAGCGTGCCGGTTATCAGATTGAAATCGTGAATTACTACCCGCACCACTGCTTGCGGGATTGTATGTACCCGCTTTATGAGCACGAGAATGCTTGGCGCATATTTATTTATACCGAGAAATTACCAACTGCCCCTACTGATGAAGTAAATAGAAATCAAGAATTACAAGAGATCTTAAAGCGTTATGGAAACGCTGATATTGAGATGGTTTTTATGTATAAGGATACCCCGTAATGTACGCATTGGACAATAAATCTGGCATCCCTCAAATGCCAAAAATCCCGGAAGTGTTTAGTACCTCTCCATTATGGTTTACGGAGGGACGTGATGGTAATACACCGAGCTATCCTGGTGCCCATTGGTTTAACATTGTGCAGGCTGAATTACTTAATATCCTTAAAGCTGCGGGGGTTGAGCCTGAGAAACACAGTTTAGACCAGCTTGCACAGGCATTAAAAATCCTAGCCGGACAAGCAGAATCTATCGATGATTTACGCCAATTTGAGCCAGTAAAAGACCGCCAGGTTGTATTTGTTAAAGCGTATCATACTGGCAGCGATAAAGGTGGTGGGTATTTCGTTTCGGATTTTGCCGATAAAACAACCACAGATAATGGCGTCACAGTGTTTGTAACAACAGGTGGGAAACGCTGGAAACGACTTTATTCAACACTCAATATCTTTGACTTTGGAGTCAGCTTAGACAGCGTGAATAACGATGCCATCAAGCGCTTGCAAGCGTGGCAAGAGCCGGTTTTAGGGTTGGGGAATGTGATTCCGGCAAGTTCAAGAATTGTGCCGGCTAGCCATATCTCACAAGTAGCTTATAGATTTAACGGTATTGATTACTTGTCTGAGGATTATTATAAGGCGGACCTATCACAAATTACCCGAACAGGTTATTACACAGCTTGGACTCAAGATAAAGCATTTGTTCATAATGGAGTGATTTATGCCCCCTTTATGTTGGCTTTCCGCCACGGCTATGATGACTTGCGTATTGCTTGGGTCAAATCCTTTGATAATGGCAATACTTGGACGACGCCAGAAATTTTAATGGACTATCATCCGCAAAATCCAACATTGGGTTGGCACTGTTTTTCTATGGGCATGGTTGGAAATCGGTTATTTATGCTTGTAGAAGAGCGTGATGTGGCGAGTAAGAAAATGGTTCGGTCATTCTTGTATAGCCGAGTAATGACTAAGAATTTTTTTGTAACAGGTGGCATTTCGCAATCCGGTAATGTAGTAACCGTAGAATTAGAAGAACACGGGTTATTTGTAGGCGATTCCATTTCGTTTTCCAATAGCGGAATCTCCGGTGTGAGTGGCAAAATGACAGTCACCACCGTATTAGACGCAAACCGTTTTACGGTGATGAATAGCAAAGAACAGACTATTACCAACAACGATAGCTGGCTTTGTGCAACCTACTTTGAAGATAACCAATGGCAAATTCAAGAATTAAGCACGTTTGCCAATAGTGCTGGCGTTGCCGCTACGCACTTGCATAGTTTTTGCCCAGTGAATCGTTCACAGTTCGCCTTCGGGTTTCATAATGGTGATGCTTCACCTCGTGAAATCGGCTTTGTGAAATGTAGCATCAACTGGGCAACAGGTAGAGTGACAACGGATAAGATTATTCTTTCTGAAACGTTAAGTCGGGCTGCCGCTGAGCCTTGTTTGCGATATTACAAAAACAAATTATTTTTAACGACCCGGTCACAAAATCCGAATGTAGGGTCACTTCTAATTCGTTGTGACTTAAACGGGGAAAATATCAGTTCATTCAATATTTCCGCGGAAAAGATTCACTATACCAATATGCCATTTCATATTGAGAATGATGTGATTTATATGTTCGCCGCCGAACGAGCGGAAAATGAATGGGAAACAGGGCAAAGCGATAAAAGTGGCAACCGCTATCGAGCAAATCGTCCACGAATGTTTTTGCTTAAGCATAGATTAAGCGATTGGGGAAAACCGGAAAAAACAGAAGTTCAGGTTATTTCGCAAGGCATTTATTCCGGCGAAGCAGCTAACAGTGCTTGTGGTGTTGGGTCAATCGTTTATAAAGATGGTATCTTGCATTGCCTCTTTGGTGATGAGGATTACCGTAATAGCCATTCTCTCACAGAGAATGCAAGAAAAGCCAATAACGCACATATTGATAGTGGTTATCAACCTGAAATTTACTCATTAAGGATTGTAATTGATAAGCAGATGGCAGGGGTGACAGACAAGCCTCTAAGAGGTGCGGATAATCTGCATCTACCTGTGTTTAGAGGCACTGACGGTGTTCGAACTGTTCAAAGTCCGGTTAGATTTAGCGAAAAAGTCGAATTTGACAACGCTGTTGCATTGGCGGTGGCGACTGTTGGAAGAATACTGGCCAGCAGCAAAGCCGGTGCAGATTATGCGATGTACGGCACGGATTATCTTAATGATGTGAATCGGCTTTATCTGTCAAGTACACACCAAGCTAACAGTCAGAACGGCTCAACAATCACGCTACACAATGATAAAAGCGAAGAGGGTAGCATTATTGACTATAGAGCAACTGCCCATAAATTTTTGGGAGGTGTGCATATTAACACAGGGGTGATTAATACTCCGCCCGAATCAGCGGGAAACACAGAAATTGTCAATGCTAAGTGGGTTAACTCGCAAATCGAAAAAAATAACACCGAAAAGGTGTTATTTAGTGGCTCTACACAAGAGCCTGTGTCGGTGCAGGTAAGTAGTTTGCGAGGCCAAATCCACGTGTTGGCAAGTATTAGAGGCGTAAAACGTTGGGATAGCTTTAGCCTCTGGAGCAGCAATAATACCTATATCGGAGCCTCAGAATATGGAGGCGAAAATGCAGATAGAAACTATGGCTCATTAATTAGAGTTAGTATTAACGATAGAACCTTAACGCTAACCCCAACCTCAACATATTTGCCAACAATTAAAAAAATTATACACCTAGGAGCATAAATGAGAGTTTACTTTAAAAAGTCAAATCTTAAAGAATATGTGATTTGGCCTGTGCCAACTAATACTAAAGACTATTATCAAGTCGAGGTGGATAGCGAGAGTGATTTATATGGCAAAACAGCGGTAAAAACAAAAAATGGGATTGTATTGGTAGAGTCAGCTCCAACCAGTTATCACAAGTGGAGCGGGACAGAATGGATAATCAACCCAGAGCAACAAGCGATCAAAAAAAACGAAGAAATTGCAATAATGCGAGAGCGTATCAACGCCTTGCGTGATGAGAAATCGGCAGGTGGCGTGTTTGTTGAGCAACTAGGCAAATGGTTTGATTCAGACGACAAAGCCCAGAAAAAGCTGTTAGGCTTAAAAGCGACAATGGATTTAATTGGCACAGAGATGACTGTCGATTGGACTTGTGCCGATAATACCGATTTTGAGGGATTCGGCAAAGCTCATTTAACTGCTGTCATTGCTGCAATTCTGCAAGCCGAAAACCACAATCATACCATTGCTCGCCAGCACAAGGCGGCTTTAGAGCAAGCTGAAAATCCGCTTGAATATGATTATTCGGCGGGGTGGACGAAAACTTATGCTGATTATTTAGAGGAGCAAGCTAATGTATAAAGTCTATTTAGCACTTTACAAAGGCTCGGGTGGTAGCCTATATGACTATTTCACAGATTGGTTAATTCGCAAAGCCACTAAAGGCAAATATTCGCATTGCGAAATAGCAGTACAAAAGAGTGAGATTAAAGACCACTATCACAGAGGCGTGTGGTATGAGTGCTACAGCTCCAGTCCTCGTGACGGTGGAGTAAGACAAACTGTGATTAACCTTGACGATGGCAAATGGGATTTAATTGAGCTGCCAAACGTACACGAGCAACAAATTAAAGCCTATTTCGCCGGCACAAAAGGCAAGCCTTATGACTGGCGAGGCGTGTTTGGGATTGTATTGGGGATTAAACAAAAGCGGGATAAGTACTTTTGTTCGGAGTGGTGCTTTAACTTAATTAAGCAAAGCGATGAGGGGTGGCGATTTAGCCCGAATGACTTATCAGTAATATTGAGAGGTAAGCCAATGACATAGGTAAAATATAGCGACAGGCAAGGTGTTAGAGCCACCTAACCTGTCAGCTCAACGCAGAACGAGTGCATTGAACGGCTGCTATACCCCGTTTGGGACACAGGGCGTAAGCAGATTAGCATAAAACCACTAAAACTGCGAAAAATTTAATGCAAAAACAAGAATATCGTTGCCAATGTTGCAACAAGTTATTAGCAAAAGGCAGCGTACTAATGCTCGAAATTAAGTGTGTACGATGTAAATCAATTAATCAATTTAATTAAGTTAAGTTGAGTGTCGGAGCGTCTCGAACGCCGGAACGCCATAGGAGAAAACTATGGCAAAGCAAATTTTTAAACAAGCACCTTTACCCTTTTCAGGACAAAAACGAATGTTTCTCTCACATTTTAAGAGAGTTTTAAATGATAACATTAAAGATGATGGCAAAGGTTGGACAATCATTGATGTATTTGGTGGGAGTGGATTGTTGTCACATACCGCAAAGTATGAAAAATCGTTAGCAAAAGTGATTTATAATGATTTTGATAACTACACCGAACGGCTAGAACACATCAAAGATACAAATCAACTTCGCCAAGAAATATACCGAATTGTCGATAGAATTATACCAAAAAATAAGAGAATTAGCAATGAAGTTAAAGCTAAAATCATCAATAAAATCAATGATTTTGAGGGGTTTAAAGACCTCAAATGCTTAAGTTCTTGGCTTTTGTTTAGTGGAGAGCAAGTTGCAACCTTGGAAGAATTATTTAAGCACGATTTCTGGAATTGTGTGCGGCAAAGTGACTATCCTGAAGCAACGGGTTATCTTGATGATATTGAGGTGGTTAGTGAGTCCTTTCATCAATTATTGCCGAGATTTCACGACAAAGAGAAAGTATTATTGATTCTTGACCCGCCTTATCTTTGCACAAGACAGGAGAGTTATAAGCAGGCAAATTACTTTGATTTAATTGATTTCTTGCGATTAATAGACCTAACCAAACCGCCTTATATCTTCTTTAGCTCAACCAAAAGTGAGTTTATTCGTTTTATCCATTATATGGTTGAGGGTAAAAAAGATAACTGGAAATCCTTTGAGGGAGCTAAGCGAATAGTAGTTAATGCCTCAGCAAGTTATAACGGTCAATATGAGGATAATATGGTTTACAAATTCTAA